AGTTCTCGCACGCTTTCACCACGCTCACGGCCACCTCGAGCGCGGCGGGCCTGCTGACCAACAGCGGCAACATCACCACCACGACGACCGGCATGACGTTCGGCTCGTTCGCGCAATTCCCGATTGGCGGGACTAACACGCTCGTTGTCGAGACGGCGCTTTCGTTCTCCGCGCAGCCGAACTCAAACACGGTGATCGACTTCGGCGTGTTCCAGCGCGGCGCTTCGACGGCCTTTGCGCCGCTCGATGGCGTCTACTTCCGCATGAACTCGACGGGCCTGTCGGGCGTCATCAACAACGCGGGTGTCGAGACCACGACGGGCGTGTTCCCGCTGGCGCTCGGGACCGGGACGTTCGCCTACACGAACAACCGGGTTTACCGCTTCCTGATCCAGATCACGAACGTCGTCACGACCTTCTGGATCGACAACCTCAAGGTCGGGGAAATCCCGACCCCTGCCGGTGCAGACAGCCCTTGCCAGTCGCGCTCGCTTCCGTGGTCGATCCGTCACGCCATCGTCGGCGGTGCGGCGGGCGCGGCGACCCAGGCGCTGGTCAAGGACTACCGCGTCAGCGTGCGCGGGCCGCAGTACGCCAACGTACTCAGCACGTCGGGCAACCGCATGTTTGGCTCGTATCAGGGCCTTTCCGGCGGCACTATGGGCTCGCTCGCCACCTACGCCAACAGCACGAACCCGACCGCCGCTGCGCCAAGCAACACGGCGCTGACGGCCAACCTTCCGGGCGGCCTTGGGGGTCAGGGCGCAGTCACCGCTGCGGCTGCGGCTGCGACGGACGGCATCTGGGGCAGTTATCAGGTTCCAGCGGGTTCAACGACCGTTCAGGGCCGCAGGCTGGTGGTTCGCGGTATCCGCCTGCAATGCGTCAACACTGGCGCGGCTGTGGCGACTACGGCGACCGTTCTGCAATTCTCGCTCGCGTTCGGACACACGGCGGTTTCGCTGGCGACGGCGGAAAGCGGATCGTTCGCCACCGGCACGGCCAAGGCTCCCCGCCGCGTGGCCATGGGCTTCCAATCCTGGGCGGTCGGTGCGGCGATTGGCGCGCCCGCCGCCGAGGGGCCGATCTACCTCGACCTTGGGGATGCGCCGATCTACGTCAACCCTGGCGAGTTCATCGCCCTGGTCGCCAAGTTCCTGGTCGGCACGGCGACAGCCTCGCAGACCATCAGCTTCATCTGGCAACCCGTTTACGGTTGGGAGTAACCGTTGAGCCTTCTCCTCGCACTTAGCGGGGGACTTACCCTAAGCGCGGCCTCTGGGGCCTATACGGTCGCCGGGACGGACGCCGGACTGCGGATTGCGCGGCTTCTGGAGGCCGGTGGCGGCGCTTACGTCCTAACCGGGGACAATGCGGCGCTGAGACTGTCGCGGCGTCTGGAGGCGTCCGGCGGGGCCTACACGGTCATCGGATCGGATGCGGGGCTTAATCGCGGCTACACGCTGGTCGCAGGTGGCGGAAGCTACGCGCTCGCTGGGGCGACGGTCAGCTTCAGCCGCAGCTATCGGATCACGTCCGATGGCGGTTCGTATGTCGTCAGCGGCGGGCCGACACTTCTGTTCGGGCCGGGGCGGCTGCCGGCTTACCCTCTCTCGCCGGGCTCCGCGACGGCTCCGGCGCTTTCGGCGGGATCGGCAACCGCTCCGCCTTTGGGTTCATCAACCGCAACGGGTCCGGCCTTGCCAAGCCCGCCAACCGTAACCGCCCCGGCCCTGCCAGGGCCGCAGGCCATATCCGCATGAGGTTGACATATGTCCCGTAACGCAAACGACACCGGCTCCGCATCGCAGGCTCGGGCCGTCACCAAAAGCGATGCCACGGTTCTGCCCGTCACCGCCGCCTTGTGGGTGGGCGGCGCTGGTGACCTGTCGCTGGTGTTTGAGGATGGCGGCTCGGCTGTGACAATCACCGGCGTTCCGGCGGGGACGCTTCTGCCGTTCCGGGTGACGAAGGTTATGAACGCGACGACCGCGACCGATATCGCGGCGCTTTACTGACCTATGCGCCCGCTTGCGCCCACCTCGCCGCAGCGAGACCGGCGCATCCTGGCGGCGGACGCGGCCTATACGGCGTTCCTGGCGCCGGGCTTTCCGCTTGATGACTACCCCGGCGAGACGTTGCAAATCCGCAACGAGACCGACCGGACAAACTGGTTGGGTTTGGTCAAGAAGATCGAATGGGCCTTGCGCGACGAGGTTCTGTTTTACGAGGCCCTCGGCCTGCCGGTTCCTGACGTTCTGGGAGACTATCCAATCCCCGAGCCCGGCATCCGTTGCACGTCGAACGCCTTCATCCGCCCCAAGGTCAAGGACGTCCTCACCATCATGGAGGGCCTTCTGACCTTTGCGGAGGCCGCACAGGCTAACTGGTGGCGGCTTAAGGACGAATGTCGGTCGGTCACTACGCGGGCCGCGCTGGAGGCTATCGACATGGGTGCGGGGTGGCCGTGAGGCGGTATCTGGAGCGCGTTATTGCCGGATGCTCTCACCTTGTGAACGCCCTGACCGGCGGCGATCCGCGCAACAGCTTTTCCGCCCGCGTGGGCTTTGAAGCGCACCACGGCAAGCGGTGGGCGATCCGCACGGCGAGACTAATCGACGGGCTTCTCTGGTCCCGTAACCATTGCAACGAACACGCGCGCGAGGAGGGTCTGATCTGATGGCCGACGCGCTCGTTTACTTCGGAGCCTACAAGCGCACCGGCTTCCCCGAGGCCATTGCTCTCAACTGCATTTCCGAGAACGCGCCCACGCTTCCGAGCGCCACCACGGCGCTGATTGCTCGGCCTGGCCTGGAGAACTTCGCCACGGTCGGAACGGCGCCCATTCGGGGGGTGTTTCAGAAGGCGGGCCTGATCGGTGGGGACGCCTTCATCGTCGCCAACGATACCTGTTACCGGGTGACCTCGGGCGGCGCGGTGACGGCCTTGACGGGGACCATCCCGGGGTCGGGGCTGGTCGAGATCAGCGGCGGGCCGGGAGTCGATAACAACTCAATCATCCGCATTGCGACGGGGACCGCGCTCTACAAGTACGACGACGTGGGCTCCTCGGTGGTGGCCGAAACCTTCCCCGATAGCAGCAACACCGGGGCGACGTCGGTGGCGTATTTCTCTGGCTATTGGATAGCCTCAGAGGCGGGTTCCGACTTCCTGTATTACCAGAACCCCGCCGAAACGACGTGGAACCCATTGGACTTTGCGTCGGCGGAGTTCGGTCCCGACTTTCTCAAGGGTGTCCGGGTTTTTGGAGAACAAGCGGCGCTTTTGGGTGACGCGACGACCGAGTTCTGGCGGCTGACCGGGAACGCCTCATCTCCGCTGGAGCGGTCGGGCGGGCTGGTGTTCGACATCGGGTGTCGGGCCATCGCCTCGGCGGTCAATATGGATGGGCCGCTGGTCTGGGTTGATCACAATTGCTCGGTGAATATCAGCGAGGGAGGGCCGCCTTCGGTCATCTCGGACAGCGGGCTTGCGGAGCAGATTCGCAAAACCGCAGCGGCGGACCTGTCGGCGTCTTACTTCATTGTCGACCAACACCCGCTCTATGTGCTGCACCTCGGCACAACGGCGTCGTGGGTCTATGACCTGTCCACGAAGCGGTGGAGCAACTTCCTCTCGCTCGGCTATGACTACTGGCGGCCCCGCTTTTTTGCCAACCTCGGCGGCACGGTGCTGGCGACCGACCGCCTATCCTCGCAGCTATACCGCCTAGACCCCGACCGCCGGACGGACGACGCCACGGTGTTTCCGCTGGAGTTCATGGCGGTCATCGACGTTCCCGAGGGGACGGCGGACATCGGCAATGTCGAGCTTGATTGCCTGACGGGCGATGCGCCGCGAACGGGGCAGGGGAGCGACCCGCTGATCGGGGTTCGGTGGTCTCGGGACCGTGGCGCGACGTGGAGCGATGCGCGGTATCGGAGCCTGGGTGCGACGGGCAAGAACGCCGAGACGGTGCGCTGGACGGCCTTGGGTCAGGCTCGGGCGCCGTATGGGCTGATGTTGAAGTTCGAAGTGTCGGACCCGGTTGGCCGGCGCTTCTCTGCGGTGCGGGTTAACGTCCCGTGACCATCCGCAATTCGATGTTGTTCATGGCGAGTGGTCGGGCCACGCCGCTTCTGTTGGGTCAGATTCGACGCAGGGGACCGCTGCAACCGTTTCAGTCGATGGCCGTCCTCGTGGATGGCGGTGTTGCGACCAAATACTTCCGCGATTGGTGGGTCTCGGCCTTCCCGTTGCGCCAACCCCTCCCGCTTGAACGGATTGCCGACGCCGAAGGGCGCGGAAGTGATCAGTTCTGGGAACTGCTGAACTAGGAGGCGATATGCCGCTTGCTGCACTCATCGGCCCCGCGTTGAGCGTTGGGGCATCGCTTCTGGGCGCATCGAGCGCCAAGAAAGCCGCCGCCAAGACGGACGCCGCGATCCAGCAGGCGTCGCGTGAGGCTCTTGCGGCGCAACAGGCCAACTTCGACCGCATCGCCGGGCTCAATCAGCCGTTCATCGAAGGCGGCAACACGGCGCAACAGGCGTTGATGGGCCGCCTCGGGCTCACTCAGCCCGCACAGCCTTCGAACCCCTGGACGATGACGCGCCCCCCCGCGACGGGCGCCCCCATGGGCGGCGGAGCCCCGAACAACGGCGGCATCCCGGCCAGCTACGGCCCCGCAGGCGCGCAGCCGATCTACGACACAATGAGGCCAACCGGCGGAGACCCTGCCGCCGGAATGGACTTTGCCAACGCCCGAGGTTCCGTTGACGACTTCGGCAGCGGCGGACGCACCGGCCAACCCGCCCCGATGCCCGCTTACACCGGAGACGCGCGCATCCCCGGCGAGGCCAGCCCCCAAGGCGGTGGTCAGGACTTCACCGGCTACCTGCAGGCCAACCCCGACGTCGCCGCGTGGGCGCAACAGTCCATCGGTCAGACGCCTCCGAATTGGGAAGGCGGGGCCATCGACAGTCCCGAGGAGGCGGCGGCCTATCACTATCAGGCGTTCGGACAGGGTGAGGGCCGCACGCTTAATACCGCCGCGCCCGATCCGAACGCCGTCCCCGATTACATGAACATGCGCCGACCGGATGCCCCGGAAGCGCCGACGTTCGAACGTCCTGCGGCGATGCAAGCGCCGAGCCTGCAAGGCTTCATCGACCCCGCCAAGTTTCAGGTCGATCCGGGCTATCAGTTCCGTCTCAGCGAGGGCCTGAAAGCCGTCAACGCGGCCTCTGCGGCGCGGGGCAAGCTCCGGTCGGGTGACGCCGCAATGGCGCTCCAGGCGCGCGGGGAGGGCCTTGCAAACCAGGGCTATGGGGACTGGTATAACCGCCAGCTTCAAGCCTTTGACCGGACCAATCAGCAGTTCCAATACGGCCAAGGCCGGGCGGACAACGTGTTCGCTGACGACCGCGCCTATGGGACGGCCCGTTGGGAAGACCAGCGCAACTACGGCGACCGTCGCTTCGACGCCGAGCGCAATTATCAAACCGACCGCTTCGACACCGGCAACAACAACCTGTTTAAGCTAACGGACATTGGCCGGATGTCGGCGGGTTCGGTCGGCAACGCCGGCACAACCCTCGCCAACCAGCAGCAGAACATCTACGGCGATCAGGCCGCATCGACCGGGGCGCGGGCGCAGGCGCGCTCGACGGCGAACCAACAGCTTTACGGACAGATTGCGGGCAATGTCGGCAACGCCTTTGCGAGTTGGGGCGGCGGCATCGGACGCACCACGCCGATGAACCCGCAGACGGTGGGCGATGCGTGGAATAGCTCGTTCGGCGGCGGATGGCAGACGGCGGCCAACCCCGGCCCGCTTCGCACGATGGGGGTGTTCTA